TTCTTCCCATGGGTTGAGTACTGCCATGTCAATACCCCAACTGTTTCAACGCAGCTTGCAGACCAGCAAGTCCGCCCACGCGTTGGTCGTTGATAAAGATCTGTGGCATCTGACGTGCATCAGGAAACTCTTTGAGCAAGTTGCCCAAGCGGTCGCCCACCTCAACGTCAACGTCTGCATACTTCAGCCCTGCGCTATCTAGTACGAGCTTCGCAGTCATGCAGTTGGGGCAGTTAGCCTTGGTGTACATGGTGATGTTCAGGTCTTTCATTTGTTTCTCTCTTTCATCAAGGCGTCTGCCAGTTGATATGACGCACTTGCCAGTTCATCGTCTGGCGGTACGTATATGCCCTTTTGTGTCGCGTATGCAATAAACCCCACCATAGCCTTGGCCGCAAAGTAGTCACGCAGGGTCATGCCTTGGGTCAGGTTTAGATGCGTTGGAAACGCTGGGCCGCCGTCATATTTTTCTTTCATACGCGTGCCTCTGTTTGTTGTTCAAGATCACGATGCTTGATCTCCGCATCCAAGCGCACGATCAGATCGGCGATGTCTGGGTCAAGCAAGTGCAGCTTCTTCGTCCAGCGTGCGATGGTTAACTGGATGTCGTACATGAACTCCTCCTTCATGTTCTCGTTATTCAACACCTCGGCCACCATGCGGTAGCCACCACCCGACTCACGATCAGAGGGCAAGCTGATGAATGCACGGACATGGGTAGGGGTGCTGTCCAGCACTGTGATCTTGCACTTCTGAATCAATGATCGGGCTTGCTCTCTGCGGTACTGCTTGGCCGCTTCGGTGTCGTCCCATTCAAAGTGACGATGCAGGACGTTGCTCTCATCCTGCGCTGCCTGTAAGACATCGTCAATCATCAGCACGCCGTTGTTGCGGCGTGCCATCTGTTCTAAATACTTGCGTTCTTCATTCATAGTTTCTCCTTGTTAAAAAATGCCTGCCTTGCGTTGCTCTGCCACGCCATGCCTAGTCGAGCCATACTACTTGCCGTGCCTGCCGTACCTCGCCATACCACGCGTAACCGCGCCGTGCCCCGCCTCGCCTGCCTTGCCTGACCGAAACTCACTGCGCCCAAACTCGCCGTGCCTCGCCTGCCTTGCTGTGCCAGTCCGTACCGCGCCATGTCATACCGAACCAAGCCCATCCTAGCCTGCCACGCCATGCCGTTCCCGACCTCGCCTCGCCACGCCTTTCCAGACCTGCCTTGCTGCGCCACACCTTGCCGTGCCATACGTTGCCGCAACATTCCGAGCCACGCCTGCCTTGCTATGCCAAACCGAGCCTTACCTCGCCGTACTGCGCCCCGCCTCGCCGTGCCCAGCCTGCCTTGCCATACCGAGCCAAGCTCCGCCACACCGAGCCTCACCAAGACACTCCGCGCCTGCCATGCCCTACCTCGCCTCACCGAGCTACGCCCAGCCTCTCCGCGCCATGCCTGCCTTGCCGAACCTAAACGCACTACGCCGTGCCAAGCCGAGCCTAGCCTGCCGAAACAAACCACGCCCTGCTACAACACACCTAGCCGCGCCAGTCCCCGCGTTGCCTGCGTTGGCGTTCAGCTTACTCGATGCTGAACTTGGCTTTGACAGCAGCCTCTCGGTTGCTCTCCACTACTTGGAACAGACCGAACCCACATCCGGCACTAGCCTTACTGTCGGGTCTGCCTGCACCAATCCCTACTTGCAAGCCGCAACGACTCACAAGGTTAATTACATCCACCATCTTAAACTGATCCATGTCGAATCGGACGCGTAGTTTAGCCGCCCACTCACGATACATTGGGCGCGAGCGTACATCGACCACGCCTGTTGCATTTCTTGTGTGTGCTGTGTACACATCGCTCTTGCCATAGATCCGAACAAGTGGTATGCCGTCTTGCTTGTCCCACCCATCAGCCTCAACGAATGTGGACAGCTTGGCCAGCGTCATCTTGAACCCCACCAAGCGACACGCTGAGATCATGGCCGCACGGAACGAGGCGGCGTTAACACCCTCCCAGTCCTCCATACTGCGGTAGCGTGCGTCTTCTGCTTCCCTGTCGTAGTCACGAGCCTCACGAACCTTCTTGCTCTTGGACGATGGGCCTTCCTGCATCTTGGCCATGAGTTCGGCCTTCTTGCTAAAGCGCTCAACCACCAGAGGCGCGATGCCTTCCAAGATCAAGTCCACAGTAGCGAACTTGGGTGGGGAAATTACGTACGTTGTTTCGATTTGATTTTTTGTAGCCATTTTGTTTTCTCCTTGAGTTTATTTAGATTACGCGTTAAAGATTTGTTTGAGGCGGTCGTACAACTCCCGCGCTTGGAACACAGTCAGGTTCTGGATGATGTCGTCAGGTGTTTGTGTGCGGATGAGGGTTGTGATCCGTTTGGATACAACTGGCTGGCCACCCATGGCATAGGCCGCCGCATCAAGCGCATCTTGGCTAGGGTTAGGCA